AGGCTTTCAATGCCCGAAACGAGCTACCCGTTCGTAGCTGAGCGCGGCGATATCGTGCGCCCAACCCCCGAACGCCCGCATACCGTGCTCTGTGTCGGCGTCGGTTACGAAACAATCGCAGCATATCTCTATGATCTCTGTGATCTGCATGAAGTCGATTCATCTTTCACGACGGCTCCCGGCATTGTCCGCTACGCTCTTTCTAATTTCTTCGTTCACGTGACACTGATGAAGGCAGAACAGAACACTGTCATCGATGTGTCTTTCGATTTCGATGCCCATAAAGAGCATGCCGAAAACGACAAAAAGCACGTAGACACGGCATTCAAGTGGTTTTTTAACTCGTGGGGTTCGTTCTATGAAAACTACATCGCACCACTGCCATCCGAGGTGTAGGGATCAGTCCCAGAGGGATCCGACGCAGATCGCCCCGCCAGCCGCGCCCCGCTGGCCCCGTAGCCCCGCGACGCCCCACAGCGGTGTCTCTGCCCGCCGAGACGCGCAGCGAGGCGCAGGGGCTTGCGCAGAGGGCACGGGCGTGCTATTCTGGGCGCAAGCTGTGACAGCCAAACCAGATCGGATGCTGGCCCTACGTATCAACTGCGCCCTCGATGGTGCAGCCAAAGCGGTCAAGAATGGGAAGGACGCCGGGAAGTGAGGCCCGGATCGGGTTCGAAACCCAGGTTGTCACCAGACCCGTAAACCGCCGATGGGTGTCAACCGATGGGTGTCAACCGATGGGTGTCAACCGATGGGTGTCAACCGATGGGTGTCAACCGATGGGTGTCAACCGATGGGTGTCAACGTTGAGAGTGACGGCGGCGACGCCTCAAGCCGGATAACGTAACCGGCACCCCAACCAGACGCCAAAGGCCGCCTAAAGGCCTGACGGCAAGCCCGATACAGCGCCCGCCCTGGCAGTCCAGGGCGGGCGCTGCTGCGTCCCTGCTACGGCGTGGCAACCCGCCATTACCGGCCTGTAATCATGTAACTAATACGGCTGTGCTATACTGATCGCACGGTACAGGACGCGCGGAAAGCGATGTCTGTACCGTGTTATGCGCCGCGCGTCCTGGTCCAACCTAGGAGCGCATCTATGCCCACATCCCCGCCCATCCCCCACGACACCGCCGCGATGCTCGGCCCCGAGGGCGCGACGCCCACCCCGAAGCCCCTGACTCTCGGCGGCCCCTCTGCGCGCGTGCCCGATGCGACCGAGGGCGCGCCCCCCTTCATCAATCGCCGCCTGAGCGTCGCCGAGTGGGACGCCTATGTGGCCGGCTACGACTTTGGCCCGCTGCCGCCCTCGCGCCTGGTGCTGCACCATACGGTGGTGCCCACAGAGGCGCAGTGGGCTGGGCTGGCCACGATGCGCGGCATGCAGCGTTACTACGCCGGCCTGGGCTGGAGCGCCGGACCGCACCTGTACGCCGGGCCAGATGGGATATGGCTGGCCACCCCGCTCTACGATATCGGCATCCACGCTGGCGCAGGCAACGGCAGCGTGCGCCAGGGCTGGTACTCCATCGGGCTGGAGATGGTTGGTAACTTCGACCGCGAGCGGCCCGCCGGGGCGGTCTGGGCCAATGCTCTGGCCGTGATGGCTGGCCTCTCGCGGCGGCTCGACATCCCCCCGCGCCAGCTGATCAGCTTCCATCGCGACTACACCAACCAGAAGAGCTGCCCCGGCTGGGCGGTGGCGCAGGGGTGGGTCTGGGGCGCGGTGGAGGCGGCGCTGGCCCCCGCGCCCGCCGCGGCCTACGATGAGCTCAGCCCGATCATGGGCGCGGCGCAGCTCAGCGCGGCCCAGGCCGCCGCCGCCGTGCATCGGCGCGGCAGCGTCTACACGGCCTACGACCTGCAGGTGATCACCGAGCTGTACTGGGCCTACGCCGCGAGCGTCGGCCTCAACGCCGATCTGGCCTGGGCGCAGTGTATCCACGAGACGAGCGCCGAGCAGGCCGACCACGCCTGGTGGCCGCTCAGCTCCTGGTGGGCGCAACGCCCCCGGCGCAACCCGGCGGGCCTCGGCGTCACAGGCCGCACGCAGCGCGCCCGCCCGGCCAGCATCGACCGCCTCATCGATGGCAGCGTGATCGGCCAGTGGACAAAGCGCCCCGATGGGCTCTGGGCCGAGGGGCTGAGCTTTCCCAGCTGGGAGCACGCGATCCGGGCGCACCTGGGCCGGCTGCTGCTGTATGTCCAGGGCCAGACGGGCACCGCTGACCAGGTGGCCATGGCCCGCTACGCCCACGCCTGCCGCCCGCTCGACCCGCGCCTCTGGGGCAGCGTGGCCACACTGCGCGCGCTGGGCGCCGCGCACAACCCGGTCAACATCGGCCAGCCGCGCGCCCGCTGGGCAGGGTGGGCGGTGCCTGGTGACGACTACGGCGCGCAGATCGCCGAGGTAGCGAACGCGATCAGGGGGAGCGTATGATCCGCTCCCCCTGGTGCGTATTTGTCTGGTGGCCGCTGCTGCTCCGGCTGCGGCGGGTCGTCCGGTGGATCGGCGACTGGCCGGAGGGCTGGCGCTAGTGACCAGCGACATCGCCGGCATCAGCCTGGACGGCGCACAGGCCGGCGACGTGAGCGTCGGCGACGTGGCCGCCGGCAACCTCGTCAAGATCACCGGGGCCGACGCCAACAAGATCCTGGGCCTGCTCGAGGCGCAGATCCGCTACGCCTGGGACGACGATCAGCGGCGGGAGGCGCGGCAGGCGCAGGTTGACGCTGATCGCCAGCACGACCTCGACGCGGCGGCGATGCACTGGCAGATGACCCGCCAGCGGCTGGACGTAATTGTGACCCGCCTCGACCACCTCGACACCGCCACCGCCGAGACGCACGCCGAGGCCCGCCGGGTGCGGGTGGCCGGGGCCATCCTCGCCGCTGTGCTGGCGCTGATCATCATCGCCGTGATCGTGATCGCAATCGACCGCTACTACCTCGCCGGCGGGCTGCTGCGCAGCATCGTCGGTGCGGCGGGCGCGACGGGGATCTACTACGTAAGAAGTCGCTGAGGAGCCATGCCTGACGGCGTAGACAAAATCTGGATGAGCCAGCACCGCCCCGAGCGCGACGACGGCATCGCCGCCATCGGCGCCCGGCTGCGCGCGGCCTGGGCGGCCATCATCGATGCCGAGCGGCAGCGCGGGGCGGCGCTGCCGGAGGGCGACCAGGAGCGGTACGAGGCCGCGCTGTCCCTCTTCAGGCACGCGCAGATCGAGGCGTTTACGGTTCTGCTTTTGGCCGTCCCGCTCCTTCAGAGCCAGGTGGATGACCTCACCCGGCACGCGCGGCACTGCGTCGTGTGCGGGCGACGCATCGAGAGGATCGAGCGGCGGCAGGATATCAGCGACCTCGTGACGTTCGGCGACCCGCTGAGCCCATACTGATCGCCACCACCACCCGCCCGAAGGGCGCCGCAGAGGATGCGATGAGCGGCACGCCAACACCAACCTACCACACCAGCACCGACCGGCGGGTCAACCAGAGCGAGATCGAGCGCACCATCGTCGCCGCGCTCGTGGGTCGTGGCGTGCCCATCGTCGAGAGCGTTAAACTGGGCAATAACTGGGTCTTCGACGGCGCGATCAACGGCACGCGCATCCTCGTAGAGATCCACGGCGACTACTGGCACCAGCGGGCCGAGGTCGCCGCCCGCGATCAGCGCAAACAGGACTGGGCAGAGCGCAACGACTACCAGATCGTCACGATCTGGGAGCGCGACTATCATGCCGACCCAGAGGCGCAGCTCCAGCGGGTGATCGCGGCGCACGCGGCGGCCCAGGCCGCGCCCCCCACACTCCCTACTAAAGATCCCGCCCTCCCCCGCAAGTCTACCTATGGCGACTGGCGCGATCTCTTCCTGGCCAGCCTGCGCGAGACCGGCATCGTCGGCGCGGCGGCCCGCGCGGCTGGCGTCGACCGGCGCACGGTGGCCACGCATCGCAAGGACGACGATGCCTTCGACGAGGCGTGCAAGGACGCACGCCGCGATGCGGCCGACCTGCTGCGGGCGGAGTACCGCAAGCGGGCGATGGAGCAGAGCGACCGGGCGATGGAGTACATGATCCGCCAGATCGACCCCGACGACGCCGACGCACGCGGGCCGCTGGCCCTGCTGCTGCCCTACGTCGATCTCAGCCGGCTCAGCGACAGCCAGATAGCCCAGCTCTCTGCCGGCGAGGACCCGATCAAGGTGATCCTGGGGGGCGGATGATGCGCGCCCTCTTCGTGCTCCTGCTGGCCATGGCCATGGTGGCCTTCCGTGCCCCGGCGGCCGAGGCCGACGCCGCGCTCGCGCTGCGCATCCGGGCCGAGCAGGAGCGCCGCCGGCGTGACCGAGAGCAAGACCAGGCCGCGCCGCTGACCTTCCGCGCCTTCATCGCCCTGGTCAATCCGCGCTACCAGTTCTACCGCCACTGCGAGGAGCTGATCGCCGTGCTCCAGCGGGTGGCCGACGGCGAGATCACCCGCCTGATGGTGTTCATGCCGCCCCGGCACAGCAAATCAGAGACGGTCAGCCGACTCTTCGCCGCCTACTACCTCTACCGCTACCCCGACCGCGAGGTGGGCGTGGTGAGCTACGCGGCCGACCTGGCCTACACACTGAGCCGGGCCGCCCGCGACCTGTTTACCCGCGGGGGCGGCCTGCTGGCCCGCAGCGCACGCTCGGTAAAGTACTGGCGCACATGGCGCGAGGGCGGGCTCTGGGCGGCCGGCCTCAGCGGTCAGGCCACCGGCAAGGGCTACCACCTAGGGATAGTGGATGACCCGATCAAGGACGCCAAGGAGGCCCACAGCCCCACGATGCGGGCGCGCGTGATCGACTGGTGGAACTCGGTCTGGACGACCCGACAGGCCCCGCTCAACGCCCAGATCATCGTCCAGACCCGCTGGCACGAGGAGGATCTGGGCGGCTACCTGCTCTCCCTGGAGGCCGACGAGCCAGAGGGCTGGTACGTCGTCTGCATGCCCGCGATCGCCGAGGAGCTGCCGCCCTACCCGGCCAGCTGCACCGTCCACCCCGACTGGCGGGAGGCGGGCGCCCCGCTCTGCCCGGAGCGCTACCCGCTCGACAAGCTGCACAAGCTGGCCGGCCGCATCACCGCCTACTTCTTCGGCGCGCTCTTCCAGCAGCGGCCGCGCCCGCGCGACGGCGGGCTCTTCGCCACCGCCGCGCAGATCATCGACGCCATGCCCGCCGTGGGCGTGCGGCTGCGCATCCGCTACTGGGACAAGGCCGGGGCGCGGGAGGGCAAGGGGGACTGGACGGTCGGCGTGCTGCTCGCGTTCCTCCTCGATGGCCGGGTCGTCGTCGAGGATGTGGTGCGCTTCCAGCTTGGTCCAGCCGAGCGGAACAACCGTATGCGCGAGACGGCTGAGCTCGACCGGGCGCGCGGCCGTGTGACCCACTACGTCGAGCAGCCCCCCGGCGACGGCGTTGAGGCGACCCAGGCGATCATCCGGCACCTAGCGGGGTTTGCCGTGTTCGCCGACCCGGCCAGGGGCGACAAGGTTGAGCGCGCCGACGGCTGGGCGGCGCAGTGGCAGGCGGGCAACGTGCTGCTGCTGTGGGGGGCCTGGAACAAGGCCTACATCGAGGAGCACCGTGCGTTTCCCTACGGGCGCAACGACGACCAGGTCGACGGGTCGAGCGGCGGCTACAACAAGGGGGCAGCCGCGCCTGTGCCCAGTCGGCCCGCCGCCGTGGGCGGGGATCGTGGCGGCACGAAGCAGTTTCAGCCGAGGTGACCAATGGATGCCAGCGCTCTGCCCCCGAACCAGCGGCCCGCCCCCTCCCTGGCCGAGCTGCGCGCCCAGCTCCTGGCGGCCGAGGCGTGCTACCCTGCGCTGCGCCGCGAGCTGCGCGGGGCTCTGGCCGGCGTCGAGCGAGCCCTCGGCGTCGCCACCGCCCCCGACGATCACGACGCGCGCCGGCGCGGCGGGCTGCGGTAGATCGACTGTGCTATACTGAGGACAAATTGAGCCGGCCCCACGAATCCTTTTCGTGGCGGGGGGGGGGGGGGGGCCGCCCGCGCCGGCCCCCCCGCCG